CATCATCAATATACCACCGGACAAATTTTGGCGCCAAAAGAGGCGTGTTTTTTGAGTGGGAGGGGTGGGGTGGGGTGGAGTGTGGGAAGGGAAGTGACGTTTTTTGATTTCCGCTGTCGGCCATTTTGACCCTGGGAATTTTCCACGGAACTTGGCAAGCCCTTTGATTTTGCGTCATATCCGTGTGCTGTGCCAAGACGATCCGCCATATTTTCCTCTTTGGCCTGGTTTGACCAGGAACTTGGCTGACCTTTTGTGTATTTGTGTGTGAAATTAATGTGAATCATGTGCATTTTTGTCCTTATCAGCGGAATGAACTGTTCCTCATTAAACCACAATATTTCCACATTCCATAACCATTTTTTAGCCCTGCCCGCTTTCCCAGTTAATCCCTCCTTCCTTAGCCTCAAATTCCCTTGTGTTTTTCACTCTCACGCAGCCTCTTGGACTTTCGGTTCGCTTTTCTCTGAGAAAAGGGTCTTTTTGCCCTAAAAATGCGTCACTCCCTCTACTCTTTCAGTCAGGGGTTTTTCGATTTAGCCGAGGAGCTTCTTCAGGCCCCCGTGGATTTATCGGTTCCTATTCAGCTCCACTATATGGAGGACGACGAAGACGTCTTTGTGAGTCCTTTGAGCTTTGAGACCCCGCCGCCTTCCCCTGCTTTACCCACCCTGAACGAGCTTTGGGTTTCGGACGAGGAAGATGGACTGTATGCAGATGGTCCTCTGCCTTCTCCTATACATTCTGTGGCTTCCAATACTGAGGATTCTATGGATGACTCTTGCGACGCCGAGGTTGCGGAGATTATGGCTAACAGTCTTTACTGTTTTGAGACTTTACCTCCGTCTCCTTTGGGTTCGCCTGCGTCTCCTGGTTCTGAGTCTGCAGCTGCTGCTGGTGGAGATACTCCTGAGATGCCTCCCCATCTTTTGGCGTGTCCGACGGTTCCTGGTGTAGATTGCCCGGCTTGTGCTTTTCATCAGGCTTATGGAAAAAAATACTGCGCTTTGTGTTTTATGCGGCTGACTCATGACATGATCTTCAGTAAGTACAGGGTTAATCATATTTTACTGTTGGGAGGGTGGAAATGTACTGGAATTTGTGGGTAAAGTGGGAGGGGTTGGAGGTTATATAAAGTGCTTACATAACTTGATTTTTTATGAGGCTATTACTTTTTTATAGGTCCTGTGACTCCTGTGTCTGACATTGATGAAGATTAAGTGCTGCAATTAACCTTTGCCCCATGCCCTCCCTTTCTTCTACATTCCTTTAATAATAAACTGGTTTTTGGCGGAATTTTTTGTTTGTGGTTCTTGGCACCTATAAATAGGGGGGAGGAGAAAAATTTTTTTAATATAAAGCAGGATGGAGAGGGCTGCAGACATCCCTTTTTCTTTTCAGGGATTAAAGCATATTTTGACTTTGACTTATAAAGCTTCTAAGTCTTCTTGGTTTTGGAGAAAATTTTGTACTCCTTCTTTAATTCTTGCTATTCTTGAGGCTAAGGAATCTTATGCTGAGGACTTTGATTCTTTTTTAACTACTGATTTTTGCTTACAAAGTTTTTTAGATACATTAGATTGGCAGTCTTTAGAAAAATCTTTAATTCCCAATTTGGATTTTTCTTCTTCGGGGAGAGCTATTGCTAGTTTGGCTTTTTTATCTAGTATTATAGACCGCTTGGAATTTTCTACTATTTTTACATCTTCATATTTAATTGAAAATTTTGCTTTTGCTGTGTGGAGATGGGCGATAACATTGACGAAGGGATCGAAGACATCGGAGCAGTTGAAAATGTCGAAAATGAAGACCCCCGAGCTAACGGAGAAGCAGGAGGAGGCGCTGACGGAGCTAATGAAGAGTTGGGATTAATGATTGCAGAAAGTTTTTTAGTAAGAGTGGCATTTGGGTCCATGTATTACTATGAGCTTATTGAAAGAGCAAATCAGGACCCTCAGTCTATTTTAAGGGTTTCTGTAAATTTTGAAGTGATTAAATACTATCATTTGTCTCCAGAGGATGATTGGGGGATGATGATTAACAGATATGCAAAAATTAATTTGGATCCAAAATATGAGTATACTATTGATATGCATACAATAATTCATTCTGATGTCTATATAAATGGAAATGGTGCTGTGGTTATGTTTGAACCTGGTGGATATTTTGAGGTTAAAAAAAAGGGTTTGGTTCCAAATATTTTTGGCATGACAAGAGCTGTTTTTTATAATTGTAAGTTTGTTTCTCATAGACTTTATGCAGCTATACCTTTTTTGATTCAAAGGGAAGCTCTTTTTATGAATTGCACTTTTTCTAATTTTCCAGATAATACCATTGTGTCTCATTCCACTGTTCATATTCGAGGTTGTTTTTTTAGTGGGTGTGAAACAGGGGTAAGAGGATTAAATGTTAATGATTATGTTTCAGTGTCATCTTCCACTTTTGCAAATTGTCAGGTGGGGGCGACATGTAAAGGAAAATTAAAGGTTGTTAATTGTTATTTTGACACCTGTAAAAATGCTGCCATTTTTATTAGTTCTGGAAGATTTAGTGGAAATATTGTGACTCATCCTAAATTGGAACATGAGGAAGGTCAAGTTACAATTACCTGTGCAGAAGGAAAAATTTTGCCTTTGCAATCTGTTCATATTGCTTCCAATCCAAAATGTTTGTGGCCTATTTTTGAAAATAATACATTTTTTAGATGCAGGTTGTATTATGGTATAAGAAGGGGCTTAATGTTTGCTCCCATGTGTCACTTCAGAAACACTATTTTATTTGTGGAAAGAGAGGTGGTTTCACGCATTGTGTTTCATCAGTCTTTTAATCAGGATTTAAAAGTTTTTAAAGTACTGCGTTTGGAAACTACGCGTACCTTTCAAAGAAAATGTGAATGTGGATTAACTCACAACGTGTATCCATTCTTATATGGAAATATAACAAAATCAAAATTGGGACCTGATTATCTCAACAGCATGGACAACCTTGATTTTACATCAGATGAAGAAGGTATGATATCATAGTGGGAGGGGCTAAAAACATATATAAATTCCGTTATTAAATTTTTTTTATTTCATTGCTTCCAGACTGAGGATGCAAGATGTCCCGCTTTTCGACTGGAGCTGTGAATACTGCTTTTTTAACCACCCGTTTGCCAACCTGGGCCGGAACTCCACAGAATGTTTCTGGAAGTGATTTGGAAGGACAATCTATACCTGCATCTAATGCGCTTCCCAATGCTGAGACATCGTCATTTGCTGACATATACAAACTAATAGATAATATGGATAAAGAAATAAATGCTTTAAAACAAACTTTAGACCGCCTAATAAGTCTAACCCCTGCTGCTTAATAAAAATTCAAATGTAATAAAATTTTTTTGAAAAACTTTATTTATGTTTGTGGTAGTATTTATTCCATCTTTCGCGATCAGAAATTACTCTATGAATTTTTAACAAAATTTCATACAACATACATTGTACATTTAAATACATGGGCATTAAACCTTCTTTGGGGTGTAAATACATCCATTGTAAGGCCTCATTTTCAGGACAGGTGTTATATATGATCCAATCAAAATTAGAATGTAAGTTATGATAATTAAAAATATCTTTTAATAATAAACTTATAGCTAAGGGCAGTCCTTTAGTATAGGTATTAATAAATCTATTTAATTGAGAAGGTTGCATTTTTGGACTTAATATATGTAATTTAGATTGAATTTTTAAAGTGGCTATATTTCCACTGTGATCTTTTCTAGGATTCATATTGTGTAATACAACAAGTACAGTATATCCAGTACATTTTGGAAATCTATTGTGTAATTTAGAAGGAAATGCATGAAAAAATTGGGATATACCTTTGTGAGAACCTAAATTTTCCATACATTCATCCATTATAATAGCAATAGGACCATTTGCTGCGGCCTTAGCAAAAACATTATTTGGATCCCCAATGTCATAATTTTGTTGAGCTGTAAATTCATCATAAGACATTTTTATAAATTGTGGTAAAAGAGATCCACTTCTAGGAATTATAGTGTTGTCCTCACCTGGCATGTAATTTCCTTCACAAATTTGTATTTCCCAAGCAGCTAATTCTTGGGGAGGTATCATTTCAATTTGCGGTACTATAAAAAATATAGTTTCAGGGGGTGGATTAATTAAATGACAAGACAATAAATTTCTTAATAATTGAGATTTTCCACTACCTGTAGGACCATATATAACACCTATTACAGGCTGCATATTAAAATTAATAGATTTACAAGTTTTATTGGGATTTAAATAAGGTAACACAGAATTCATAGCTTCTGAAATTTGGTTATTTTCATTAACCAAGTCATTTATAAGTTTATCCCCACCTAAACTTAACAGTTCTTGTAAAGAGGAAAAATTTTTTAAAGGTTTTAATCCTTCAGACCATGGCATAGATTTTAATGCATTTTGTAAAACATTTAATTTTTCCCATAATTCTGTTACATGTCCCAAGGTAATTCCGTCCAATAAACTTCTTTGTTTCTTGGATTTGGATTGCTTTTGCTGTAAGGTACTAATTTGTGTTGATCCACTAGTACCATTGTTTTGTCCTTCCATGGTCTTAATTTTCTTGTTAGGGTTGATTCCATCACTGTGAACGGTTGCACATTGGTTTGACATGATGCTAAAGTTCTTTTCAAAGTCATTCTGCTCGTCTGGTAACGTTCGCTTCCTTCCTGAACATCAGTATAGTAACAAGCACTTAATAAGTCAAAAGATAAAGTTTTGGTAGCATGGCCTTTTGCTCTAAGTTTACCAGGGCCAATATGTCCACAGTTATCACAACAAGTATTTTTTAAAGCATATAATTTTGGAGCCAAAAAAACACTTTCTGAACTATAAGCATCACATCCACATTTTGAACACTGTGTTTCACATTCAACCAGCCAAGTTAAACTAGGATTTTGAGGATCAAAAATTAATTTACCCCCGTTTTTTTTTAATCTGTGCTTACCTTTAGATTCCATAAGCTCTCTTCCTTTTTCTGTTACAAACATACTATCTGTATCTCCATACACAGATTTTAAAGGTCTTTCATGTAGAGGAATTCCTTTATCATCATCATATAAAAATCCGGCCCATTCGGAAACAAATGCTCTTGTCCAGGCCAACACAAAAGAAGCAATTTGCGATGGGTATCTGTTATTTGTAACCAGCGGAGTATTTAACTCCAATGTGTGAAGACATGCGTCATCATCTTCAACATCAAGAAATATGATTGGCTTATAGGTATAAGTCACGTGATTTTGTGGGGTATTTAAAGTGACGTCTTCATCGTCGGAATCAGTGTCCACTGGAGAGTGGGGACCTTTCTGGCTGGTGTCAGGTGAGTACAAAACTTTAAATTCGGGTAAAAGTTCAGAACTAAAAGTGTCAGTTTCTATGAATGATGATGCTTTTACATAATATTGACCACTTGCAATTTTGTTTTGTGTTTCTTTATCTATTTGATCAGAAAATACTGTTTTTTTATTGTCAATTTTGGTAGCAAATGAGCCATATAATGCATTAGATAATAATTTTGCTATGCTTCTTAAAGTTTGATTTTTTTCTTTATCTGCTTTTTCTTTGGCTAAAATATTTAATTGAACATATTCAGCTGCCACACATTTCCACTCTGGAAAAATTGTTGTTTTTTTGTCAGGTAAAATTTTAACTTCCCAGCCTCTATTATGTAATGTTATAACATCAATAGATGTAGCAACTTCATTACGTAATGGTTCATTAGTCCAACACAGTCTTCCCCCTTTTTTTGAACAATAAGGGGGTAAAACATCTAAAAATTGTTCATCTGGTGGATCTGCATCTATTGTAAATATACCGGGTAAAAGGTCTGGGTTGAAATATGATATATTTTCATTTCTACTTAAATATTGTTTCCAAATTTGAATTTGAACTCCACAATCAAATGCACTTAAAGGTAAGCCAACAGGAAAAGGGTGAGTTAAGGCACTAGCATACATTCCACAAATATCATAAACATAAATTTTTTCACTTAATACTCCTAAATAATTTGGATAACAGCGACCTCCTCTTATGCTGGCTCTTACATAATCATACATTTCTTTTGATGGCGCTACTAATGTTTTACCTATATGTTTTGATAAAGGTTTTTCAGCTCTATAAACAATCTGCTTAAAAATTGCATGTGAGTTTGATGAAATTGTTGGTCTTTGAAAAATATTAAAATTACATTCAGGTAAATTTACAGATTCACATATAAATTTTTGATAAGATTTTTGCAATTCTTGAACCAATTTTGTTGTAACTAAAACATCAAGAATACAGTATTTTAATGTTTCCTGTATAATATCATATTTTGTGTTTGATTTTTTCCACAGCTCTTTATTAGTGTTATATTCTTCTGGACTTTGCCAATATTTAATAGAAGGAAATCCATCGGGATCTGACAGGTAAGATCCAAACATATAAAATTCATTTACTGCAGAATAAGGACATGATCCTTTTTCAATTGGCAAATTATAAGCTTTAGCTGCATTTTTTAAGCTTGTATTAGTTAATGCAAATGTATCTCTAACCATAATTTTTACCATTTGATATTTTAAATGTTTGCTTTCAAAAATACCTTTTTCCCATTGTTCAAAGTCATTTTTACCTGGGGATTCATATTCAGGATTTGGTAATGCATAAGTTATATCATTAAATAAAATTTTTCCACATCTTGGTAAAAAATTTCTAATAACTTTAAATGGCTGTGGAATTTCTAACTTATTATTAATTACTTGAGCAGCTAAAACAATTTCATCAAACCCATTAATATTGTGTCCAACTATATAAATTTCAAAAAAAGTGGGTTCTCCTTTTAATTTTAATTTAAAAAATTCTTCCTGTGGTATATCATAACATGAAATTAATCCAAGTTTATTTTTTAAATCATTAATGCATGGATTTTGAACTTGTAACTTATCCCATAATTTTATTATTAAATATTGTTGAATTTTTTCTCTTAATACTTTAAATTTTTGTCCTACTTCTCTTTTATGAGGATTAATATAAAAGTAAGTATTTTCTTCAGTACATTTATTCCAATTTTCTCTAATAGCTATTGATGAACATATTTTAACAAGTTCATCATCTCCAGAAAAATTTAATACCAGCATAAATGGAACTAGTTGTTTTCCAAATTTTCCATGCCATGTATAAGTTTCAATATCATATGTAATAAATATTTTTTTAATTTTAGAACATGATCCAATAGGTCTAAAAGCAATATTTTCCCACCAGTCACAAGTTTGAGTGTTAATATGGTGATAGTAATAATCTCTTCTTCTTAAAGAACAAGCATGATTGACTTTATAAAATCTTCCACAGTGCTCACATTTATTTAAACTTACAACTGAATGTATTAAGTATACTTTATAATTCTTTATTAAAAAATTTAATGGAATTGATAGTTTGGGATTAGGAATTGTAACTTTAAATTGTTTAAATTTACTTTTAAAAGCTGTATAAACAATTGAAGATGTTGGACAAGCTTGTTCAATTTTTTCTATTAAATTTTTATAAGTAATAGATTGCAAACAAAAAGGAAATGTAATTAAATTTACCTTAAATAAATTATTAAGTGATTTTTCTAAATTGTTAAAATATTTAATTTCTAATGGTGTGCCTTCTTCATCAATACCTTGGGCTAAACCACATGCTCTTTGAGCCACGTAAGTGCCTTTTAAGTTACTCATTGTAATGGAACATTAGCATTTAATTCTGGAAATGGAGTTCTGTTTTCTCTAAAAAGAGTGGCCATATTAATAACCTGAGCATTGATTCTTCTGATTTCTGGATGTTGAGTCAAAATAACTGGACCAGTAATCTTGAACCTGAAGGAAAGTTCCACAGAGTCAATTTCTGCATCATTAAAAGATATTTGTTTAATTAATTCTTCTATATTACCACTATCTTCATGATATGAAATTTCAGCCATAAAATGTTCTAATTCTTCTTCTGGAACATCTGCTACTCCTGCTTGTTGAACTCCAGCAGCTAAATCTACACTTATTCTTCTCATAACATTAATAAAAGCATCTACCCCATATTCATTCCAAATTCTAGAGTACACAAATGTTCCATCTTGATCTCTTGCCCTTAAAACCACTTGAGCTAAATTTATATCCATATGACGCATAAATGCTCTGTTATTTCTAAAAGCATTATGTAAGTAATTTAAAGTAGAAGCAATGTGCTCAGTTATAAAAAAATTCATAATCCATCTTCGAACAACTGTTTCTGTTATGTTTTCACTTGCTTCTAACTCTTGCATTATTCTATAAAAATCTACAGTAAATTGAAAAAATCCTTGTTCTCTAACTATAGGTGAAAGTTCATCTTGAAGAAGTTGTATTACATGAGCTATTGTGTTTCTAACTTCTTCAGCAAAAGGAATTTCTATAATTTCTTCTTCTTCCTCTAATTCTAAATCTGGCGAGGGTGAAGGTGATACTCTTTGTTCTCTTTCTACTCGTCTTCGACGTCTAGGTAAAGGAAGACTTTCAATAAATCTTTGTACCATTTCACCTCTTCTAATTCTCATTTCTTGTGTTACTGCTCTTCCGCCCTCCCTAGGTCTTAGTTCAAAAGCTCCTCCTTGTAATTCAAATGGAGATGGATTAGGGAGACTTAAAGAACTAATAATTGCTTTTATTACTTTTTGCATGCAGATTCCTGGGTTTGCAAGAAGTTCCTCATTAACAGGATCACTAAACTTTTCAAGAAAAGCATTTAACCAATCACAGTTACAAGGTAAGCTAAGTTTTAATTCATCATTTTCACTTAATAAATAATTAAAAAAAGCACATTTAAGTTTTCTTATTGTGCTTAATATAACCATATCGCGTCGTTTGCCTTGCTGAAATCTAATTTGCTCTGCCATGCCCCAAGCTTGCTCCTGACATTCATTAAAATCACGTCTTTGATTTTGCAAATAAAATGGCAAAGAAACTTCTTCTCCTGCTATTCTATTTAATCCATAACCCCGTAATGGTTCTATTAACCCTATATCAGCAATAATTCTTTCAGCTAAAATAGCTTGTTGAATTTGAGTTAATGTTTCTTGAAAGTTATCAAAATCTATAAATCTATGATAGGCTCCAACATTAAGAGTATAAGAACAGTTAGACATCATAGACCAATTCAGCATTTGTTGCATATGGGCATTAATTTGCAAGTATTTAATTCTACTGTAGGCTCTAATATCAAATATATGTTCATTACATGTGCGCACAATATATTGATAACCAACTAAAAAATGTGGAGGTGGCCAATTGTATAAGGGCCATCTATGGGTTACAGGTTCCCTTGGAGATAGGTTCATTAACATAATTCGAGGATAATGATAAATGTAGCGCGACATCCATGATAATCCTTTGGCAGTAATTGAGGCTCTGGTCCATTCTCGAGCTCTAGACCAAAAATTTCTAATTGGTCTAAAAACTTCAATGGTGTATTGTGTCTGGCCTGTAAGTCTTGCATAGTCTGCGGCGTTCTGAAAGAAGAAATATGGCCTTTCAGATGCATCCAGTTCTTCGCCAGATGAAAAGCAGCAAAATGCCAGAAGAGTTCATCCGCAATGAAATGGAGGGTGAAGGATTAGCTAGGTTACAATCATCCCCAGAGCAACATCCACGTGTTGCAATAAAAAAAGATGCCGCTGAGGCATATGTACCTGAACAAAATTTGTTTAGGGATAATGAGGGTCAAGAACTTGAAGAAATTAGAGATTTAAAATTTAATTCTGGAAAAGAAATGTGTTGTGGTATTAACAGAAAAAAACTTTTAAAAGAGGAAGATTTTGAATTAGATGAAAAAACAGGCATAAGTCCAGCTAGGGCCCATATTAATGCTGCAGATTTGGTTACAGCTTATGAACAAACTGTTAAAGAAGAAATGAATTTTCAAAAAGCTTTTAATAATCAAGTAAGGGTTCTAATTTCTAGAGAAGAAGTAATGATTGGATTGTTACAATTGTGGGACTTTATTGAAGCTTATAAAATAAATCCAAAAAGTAGGTGTTTAACTTCTCAACTTTTACTTATAGCTCAACATATTAAGGGACCAGGAATATTTAGGGAAACTTTTTTAAATATTAATGAACCAGAATCAAGGTGGTTGTATGATCTAATAAATCTTTTACAGTCAATTGTGGTTCAAGAAAGGTCTTTAAAAACTCCTGAAAAGGTGGCTGCTATAAATTATTCTGTAATAACTTTAAGTAAATTTTATGCAAGAAAAATTTTTAATTCTCCATATGTGCCTTTAGATAAAGAAATTAAAATTAATACTTTTTATATGAGAATGGTGTTAAAAATTTTAGCTTTAAGTGATGATTTGGGAGTGTATAGAAATCAAAAAATTGAAAGAGTTGTAAGTTGCACAAGAAGAAAGGAAATGAATGATGATGAGCTACTATTTAATTTAAAAAGATCTTTTGCATCTTCAATGTATGATGAGGTAGAGTCTGATGAAGAAGTAGATGATGAGTTTTATTTAAACAGAAAACCCTATTTTGAAGCTCAACCTCACCATCCGCGTCACCATGTCAAGTTCCAGAATGAACCCCAACGCATTAGCGATTTATCAGAGTCAACCAGCATCTCAAGAAGATTGGGCGGCAACTTTTAAAAAAGTCTTGGCTTTAACTAAAAACAATCCTGATAATTTTGCAAGTCAACCTAAGGCTAATAGATTTAATGCCATCTTAGAAACTATAATACCTTCTAGATCTAATCCAACTCATGAAAAAGTTTTGTGTATTGTGAATGCTTTAATTGATTCTAAAGCAATTCGAAAAGATGAAGCTGGTCAAATGTATAATGCATTGTTAGAAAGGGTTTCAAAATATAATAGTACAAATATTCAAACCAATTTAGATAAATTGGTAGGAGATGTTAGAGAGGTTACAGCGCTTAAAGAAAAATCTTCTCAAAATGTAGGTTCAATGATTGCTTTAAATGCTTTTTTAAGCAAATTGCCTGCCACTGTTGAAAGGGGTCAAAATGAATATATAGCTTTTATTAGTGCCTTAAGAATTTTTGTAGCTGAAACTCCACAAACTGAAGTATATCAAGCTGGTCCAAATTTTTATTTGCAAACAACAAGAAATGGGTCTCAAACAGTTAATTTAACAAGAGCTTTTGATAATTTAAAATCTATATGGGGTATAAACAGCAATCAGGCTTCAAATACAAGCATCTCATCTCTTTTAAACCCCAATACAAGACTTTTATTATTATTAATGGCTCCATTTACTTCTAATACTTCAATTCCAAGAGGAAGTTATGTGGGCTATTTATTATCTTTGTATAGAGAGGCATTAGGAAATACTCATATAGAAGAAAAAACATATCAAGAAATTCAAGAAGTAAGTAGAGCTTTAGGACAAAAAAATTCTGAAAACTTACAAGCAACATTAAACTACTTACTTACTAACCGCCCTAAAAAACTACCTGAGGAATATTCATTAACACCTCATGAAGAAAAAATTTTAAGATATATTCAACAAGCAATAGCTTTATATATGATGCAAACTGGAGCTACTGCTACTACTGCTTTGGACCGCACTGCTTCTTCATTTGAACCCAGTTTTTATTCTCAAAACAAAGGGTTCATTAATAAACTAATGGGGTATTTTTACAAGGCCGCTGAAACATCTTCAGATTATTTTTTGAATGCAGTGTTAAATCGCCATTGGCTACCTCCCCAGGGATTTTTTACAGGCAATTTTGATTTTCCTGAAGTTGAAGATGACTACATCTGGGAAGATTTTGACAGCGCTTTGTTTGACAGGGAACAAGATAAAAAAAGCTTTTCGGGAAGCATTCGCCAACATGAAAACCTTAGTGTCCCAGGCTCTGAGCCAAACATTTCACGAGGTTCTGTGTCCTCAGCTCTTGGAGCAGTTGGACCAGCTCCGTCATATAGTCCGCTCCCAGAAACGCGGGTCAAAAACAAACCATTAATGAATAATGAAATTGAAACATTAGCCGATAAGTTTGCAAGATGGAAAACATATGCCCAAGAATATCAAAATAATTTAGATACATTGTCTGGTAAAGGATTTAATGCTTTTAAACATTTAATGCCAAATGGGGGAAAATATTAATAAAAAATAACATCTTACCAAAGCCATTTTGATCTATGTGTCCTTTTTGACCAGTAACAAAATGGACCCTTTTTCAACGATGTTTTCTCAACGTCAAGATATTTATGTGCCGCCAAGATACAGCGCTCCGTCTGAGGGAAGAAATAGCATCACTTACTCTCAATTACCCCCACTTTATGACACAACAAAAATTTATTTAATTGATAATAAGTCTGCAGATATTTCATCTTTAAATTATCAAAATGATCACAGTAATTTTTTAACAAGTGTAGTTCAAAATAGTGATTTTAGTCCTATAGAAGCAGCTACTCAAACAATTAAATTTGATGATAGATCTAGATGGGGAGCTAATTTAAAAACTATATTATATATGAACATGCCTAATGTAACTGATTTTATGTTTTCAAATACTTTTAAAGTTAAATTAATGATATCCAAAAAAGATAATGTGCCAGTATATGATTGGGTTGATTTAAAAATACCTGAAGGAAATTTTTCTGTAATGAAAATTATAGATTTAATGAATAATGCAATAGTAGATCATTATATGTCTGGTCCTAGGGCTAATGGAGTTAAAGAAGAAGACATAGGAGTTAAAATTGATACTAGAAATTTTATGTTAGGTTATGATCCCACTACTGAAGTTGTTACTCCTGGTGTTTATACTTATGAGGCATTTCATCCAGATATAGTTTTGTTACCTGGTTGTGCTATTGATTTTACATTGTCTAGACTAAATAATGTGCTTGGAATTAGAAAAAAATTGCCATTTCAACATGGGTTTATAATTTCATATGAAGATTTAGGAGGAGGCAATATACCTGGATTAATGAATTTAGTATCTTATAAAAATGGACAAGGTGAAATTGAGGTGGTAACAAAAGATGAAAAAGATAGAAGTTATCATATAGGAGAAGATAATTCTGTGCCTAAAACTTTTACATCTTACAGAAGTTGGTATTTGTCTTATAATTATGGAGATGAAGAACAGAGTATTAGAAATTCAACTTTGTTAACTAATCCAGATATTACCTGTGGTGTTGAACAAGTTTATTGGAGTTTACCTGATCTAGCTTGTGAACCTGTAACATTTAAAGCTTCATACAATGTAAACAATTATCCAGTTGTTGGAACAGAGGTGCTGCCAATGCAATCAAGATCTTTTTTTAATGCTCAAGCTGTATACTCACAATTGGTGAGCGAAAGAACTAATCAAACGCACGTTTTTAACCGATTTCCCGAAAACCAGATCTTGGTGAGGCCACCTGCGCCTACTATTTCAAGCATCTCTGAAAACGTCCCGGCAGTAACAGATCACGGAGTCGTCCCTATTAAAAACACACTTTCTGGTGTTCAACGAGTGACAGTGACAGACGCCAGAAGAAGAATTTGTCCATACGTCTATAAAGCAGTTGGGGTTTTAAGCCCCAAAGTGCTATCAAGTAGAACATTGTAAAAATGGCTATTTTAGTTTCACCCAGTAATAATACTGGGTGGGGTCTTACTAAGACCTATATGTATGGAGGTGCAAGAGAATTTAGTGATGATACTCCAGTGCATGTAAGGGAATATTATAGAGCCCCTTGGGGCAGCAAAAAAGGAAGAGTAGTTAGAAGACGAAGGAGAAGAAGAGCAGCTGCTAGGGCTGTGGAAGATATTGCTGAAGCCGCAGCTGAGGCTGTTGCTGAGGCAACAACACGTAGAAAAAGAAAAAGGCGCGGTCGTAGGCCTTGGGGGCGTAAAAAAAGAAGAGTGGTTGTTGTAAGAAATGCTAATGGTCAGCAAGTTGCTGTGCAAGCTTCAACTTCCTCTTAATAAAAAATTCATTTTGCTGCACAGCCTTACGACTGATTAATCATGTCTTCAAGAAAAATAAAAGAAGAAATGCTTCAGGTCATCGCACCGGAAATATACAAACCAAAAAAGTTTAAAATCAAGAAAAAAGATGTAAAACCAAAAAAAATATCTTCTTCTGAGGTAGAAGAAGTTATGTACATACCTCCTCAAAGAAAGTATCAGTGGACAGGAAGAAAAGTTGCAAAGGTTGCTCGACCTGGTGTAGTAGTTACCTACACCCCTGGACTTCGCTCTGGAATTTCATCTAAGCGACCTTATGATGAAGTTTATGCAGATAATGATATATTGGAACAAGCATCTTTAAAAACAGGAGAATTTGCTTATGGCAAACAACCAAAAATAGAATCAATTGTTAATTCTTATACACCTTCATCTTTTAAAGAAAAAGTATCTGTAATCACACCTTCTTCACTTAAAGAAAAAGTATCTGTAGTTAAAAAGTCAAATTACAGTCCTTATGTTAAACCAAAAGTTAAAATAGAGACTGTAAAAGAAGAATACAAACCAAATTTTAGAGCTTTTGTTGACGCAAGGCCAAAATTAGTATTAAAAGAAAAATCTAAAATTTTAAAACAGTCAGAATATAAACCATATATAAAACCAGAACCTGGAGTAAATATAAAAGAATTTAAAAAAGATTTAAAAATTATTAAACCTAAATCTAAAAAAGAAGAAATTTCTGAAGTTGAAGTTATGGAAATACCTAAAAAAAAGTATCAATGGAAAGGAAGAAAAGTTCAAAAAGTTGCTAGGCCTGGTGTTGTTATTTCATATACTCCAGGGGAAAGATCAGGTCCTGCAATAAAAAGATCATCAGATGAAATATTTACTGACACTGATATTTTAGATCAGGCTAAAAATAAAATAAATGAATTTGCTTATGGAAAAAGACAAAAAATTGTAACTGATACTGAAGTTCCAATGCTTATAACTCCAAAAAAAGAATTAACAATAGATATAAAAAGACCACTAGCTGAAATTAAAGTTGAAGATACTGTTCAACCTAAAGTAGAGCCAATGGAAGTGGTTAAGTCTACCACTAAAAGATCTTTTGAAGGTGACACAGTTATTGGTAAAAAAAGAAAAATTGATACTTATGTTCCATTATCTACTCATAATCCTACACCACATTTAGAACCAATAACAGAACAAAAAATAATTCCTATGTTTCCAAAATCAAGTACTGTTCAAGCAACTGGTCAGGTGATGACTTCCAGTAGAGTAATTAAAAAAGCAAGAACTAAAAAAGGCGAGGCTAAGTTTAAAGTAGATGTACCAATGTCAACTTCTATGGGTCCTGCTGTTGTTAAGACTGATGTAAATGTAATGCCTGTAGAACCTGTTGCTCCTGGTGTAGGTGTAAGAACAATTGATATTACTATTCCTGAAAAAATGGAAGTGGTTTCTCAACCAACATCTTTACCTACTATTGTAAAAGAAGTGGCAGTAACAAAATCAGCTCCGTCTGGGTTAAAATCTGCAGTTGTAAAATCTTTTCAACCTGTTAAATTAATTTCTGCTCCTCCTTTGTCTTCTTATACAGTTGTTCATCCTAAAGTAATTTCTAAAACCATTACTGAATATAAAAAACCTGGTGTAGTTGAAAAATCTGTAACTAAAAAAAAGTACACTTCAGCAAATTCTATTATTCCAGTTGTAAGGTATCATCCAAGTATAAAAATGCCAACAAAGTACAAAAAGAAAATAATTCCAAAAGTGCGTTATCATCCATCTATTAAAATGCCTTAGCTAATTTTTATTATTCTGTAATTAATTATAGAACTCGCTATCCAGTTTATTAATTCACCATGGTGAAGCGAGCTGTAACCTACCGCATCAGAGTACCTGTTGCTCGAAGAATGATTCACAAAAATAAAAGAAGATATAGGCATAGTAGACATAGTCTTAATGGAGGTTTTTTTCCTGCTTTAGTGCCACTAATTGCTGCGGCTATAGGAGCCATTCCTGGTATTGCTTCTGTAGCCTTGGAGGCTTCTCGTAAAAAATAGTGATTAAATCACATCACCTTTTCTTCAATAGAGACTTTTTGTTGAACTGCTGCAATGGAAGAAATCAATTTCACCGCTTTGGCCCCACGGAGAGGCAACAAACCCATGCTAACAGCATGGTCTAGCATTGGCAATAGTCAAATGAGTGGTGGAGCTTTCAATTGGGGTTCTGTTTGGAGTGGGCTTAAAAGTGTTGGAAATACTTTAAAAAATTGGGGTAATAAGGCTTGGACCAGTAGTACTGGAGAGGCCTTAAGACAAAAGCTTAGAGATACAAATTTTCAAGAAAAAGTGGTGGATGGAATTAGCACAGGAATTCATGGTGCTGTTGATATTGCAAGACAGCAACTTGATAAAGCAATAGAAAGTAGATTAGAAAGAGATCCTAATGAAGAAGAAGAAATTTATTCTGAAAAAGGCTTTATAGAAAAAGAAATGCCTTCAAGAAGAAAAAAGCGCCCACTGGAGGAAGAATTTGTTATTACTTCTGAAGAACCACCAGCTTATGATGAAGTTTTTCTTAATTATGATGCCCCAAAGCAAATAACAAAAGAGGTTGTGCTAAAAGAGCCTGTGCGTAAAACTCCTATAAAAGAAATTACATATCAAGAACCTGTATTTACAGCTCCAGTGGCCAGAAACTGGCAAAATACATTAAACAGCATTGTGGGTTTGGGGTTGCCATACAATAAAAGACGACGGTGTTTTTAAAAATAATAAAAAGCTTAAGTGTTTTGTTAAATTAATAATTATCCCAATACCAGGAGGTGAAGTACATCAAAATCCAAGACGATGGCTACTCCGTCGATGATGCCCCAATGGGCCTACATGCACATCGCAGGACAAGATGCCTCAGAGTATCTATCCTCTGGTTTGGTTCAATTTGCCCAAGCTACTGAGTCATATTTTGACTTGGGTAATAAATTTAGAAATCCAGTGGTGGCTCCAACACATGATGTAACTACAGATCGCTCTCAACGTCTACAGTTAAAAATTGTACCAGTGGATAAAGAAGATTCAGCTTATTTTTATAAAGCCAGATTTAATCTTGCAGTAGGAGACAACAGAGTGTTGGACATGGCCAGCTGTTATTTTGACATAAGAGGAACCATTGACAGAGGTTCATCTTTTAAACCATACAGCGGCACTGCTTTTAATTGTTTGGCACCAAAAAGTGCTACTAATAATACTGAATATATTGGTGGTGCAGACAATGTAACAAAAACAATTGCTCAAGCATCATATCCAGCTATTGAATTTGAAAATGGAGACTTAGTGGTTGCTAAGGAGGGCACTAATAAAACAAAAGCTGATTCTTCATTTGAACCAGCTCCTCAAATAGGACCTGCATCCTGGGCTGATAATGCTACACTTACAAAAGTTGCAGGACGAGCTTTAAAATCCACAACCCCTCGAAAACCTTGTTATGGATCTTATGCTGCCCCTACAAATAAGCGAGGAGGACAAGGAACATCTGAAATAGTAAAAACTTATTTTGTAAAGGGAACCTCTGCTGCAGCAGCTGACACTGTTCTTTACACAGAGGATGTTGCTCTTGACACACCTGATACTCATTTAATTTATAAAGTTAAGGATGCAGAAGCTGCAGGAATAAAAGGTCTTAGTCAACAAGCTAGTCCTAATAGACCAAATTATATAGGTTTTAGAGATAATTTTATAGGTTTAATGTATTATAATAGTAGTGGAAACTTAGGTCTTTTGGCTGGTCAGTCTTCTCAACTAAATGCTATTGTTGATTTACAAGATAGAAATACTGAATTATCATATCAACTAATGCTAGCTAATACTGTGGACAGACATAGATACTTTACTATGTGGAATCAAGCAGTTGATAATTATGATCCTGATGTAAGAGTAATAGAAAATAATGGTGTTGAAGATGAAATGCCAAATTATTGTTTTCCTTTGTCTGGAATGACCACCACTACTGCTTTTGCAGTTGATAGTAGTGGAAATGAACATAAATTAAATACAAAATCAGTAGGAGAAGTAAGTATTGGTTATGGCAATATAGGATGTTATGAAATTAATTTAAATGCTAATTTGTGGCGATCGTTTTTATATTCTAATGTAGCCTTGTATTTTCCTGATGAACTCAAACTTACTCCTGAAAATGTAGAACTGCCTGAAGATAAAAATACTTATGCATATATAAATGGTAGACTGCCTCCTGCTGGAGCTTTAGATGCTTATATAAATATAGGATCTAGATGGTCAATTGAAGTTATGGACAATGTTAACCCATTTAATCATCATAGAAATCCAGGACTAAGATATAGATCTCAAATTTTAGGCAATGGTAGAATTTGTGAATTTCATATTCAAGTTCCTCAAAAATTTTTTGCTATTAAAAACCTTCTTTTGCTTCCAGGAACTTATACTTATGAATGGTCTTTTAGAAAAGATGTTAATATGGTTTTACAAAGTACATTAGGAAATGACTTAAGAAAAGATGGTGCAAGTATTACATTTGAATCAGTTAATTTATATGCTAGTTTTTTCCCAATGCATCATAATACAGCTTCTACATTAGAAGCTATGTTAAGAAATGACACTAATGACCAATCATTTAATGATTATTTGTCTGCAGCAGGAATGATTTATCCTATTCCTGCTCAAGCAACTCACATACCCATTTCTATTCCATCTAGAAATTGGGCTGGATTTAGAGGATGGAGTTTTACTAGACTTAAAAGTAAAGAAACTCCAGCTATAGGATCTCCTTTTGATCCTTATTTTAGATATTCAGGGTCTATTCCACTTCTTGATGGTACCTTTTATTTAAATCATACTTTTAGAAGACTTCAAATTATGTTTGATTCTTCAGTTTCTTGGCCAGGCAATGACAGATTATTAAATCCAAATGAGTTTGAAATAAAAAGATATATAGATGGAGAAGGGTATACAATATCACAATCAAATATGACAAAAGATTGGTTTATGGTTCAAATGTTAGCTCATTATAATATTGGGTATCAAGGATATCACTTACCAGAAGAATATAAAGAAAGGTCGTTTTCCTTTCTAAAGAACTTCACTCCTATGTGTCGACAGGTTGTTGATTCTAGTAAAAATGATAAATTATATAATATTGCTTTAGGTGATAGACATAATAATTCTGGTTTTAGTGGTTTTGGTGTGGGAGCAGCTGCCAGATGTGGTCACCCCTATCCTGCAAATTGGCCTTATCCTTTAATTGGTGAAAATGCAGTAGTAATGAAAACTGAGAAAAAGTTTTTGTGTGATAAAACTTTGTGGCGGGTGCCATTTTCTTCAAATTTTATGTACATGGGAACTCTTACTGACTTGGGACAAAATTTGTTGTATGCCAACGCAGCTCATTCTTTGGATTGTACATTTGAAGTAGATGTTATGGATGAGCCCACTTTGCTCTATGTTTTATTTGAGGTGTTTGATGTGTGTCGTGTACACCAACCCCATCGCGGTGTAATTGAAACAGTGTATTTAAGAACACCATTTGCTGCTGGAAACGCAACTACATAAACTATGGGATCTTCAGAATCTGAATTGCAAAACATTATTTTTGACTTAGGTGTAGGGCCATATTTTTTGGGCACTTTTGATAAATATTTTCCTGGGTTTATTCACAAAGAAAAATTATGCTGTGCTATTGTTAATACAGGTAGCAGGGCTAGTGGAGGAATGCACTGGATAGCTTTTGGATGGAATCCTAAAAATTACTCATTTTATATGTTTGAGCCTTATGGATTTTCTGATGAAAAGTTAAAACAAATATATAATTTTCAATATCAAAAGTTACTTAAAAATAGTGCTATTAGTTCATCTCCTAACAGGTGTGTAACTTTTATCAAAAGTTCAGAAACTATTCAAGGTCCTAAAAGTGCCGCATGTGGGTTATTTTGTGTGTTTTTTTTAAAATGTTTTATAACCTACCCATCTTCGCCAATGAAAAATCCATTAATTGATCATTTTACTGCAGTGCCTAATAATAAATTAATGGACCCAAGTGTACAACCAATATTATATAATAATCAAATGTACCTTTATAAATACTTAGAATCAAATTCTTCCTTTTTTGCTAAACATGCAACCCAAATAAAAAGTAACACAGCTTTTGATAAAATTTAAAATTTACAATTTATTGAAATAAAGATTATAAATTTAAATGAAATTTCTTGTGTAAGTACAATTTTTTGTGATTTAAAACAAACATTCGTCATCATCATCATCACCAATGGGAAGAACAGTAGTTTGAAATTCATAATTTTTACACCATTTGAATTCGGGGATTACCACAGGTGCTGGCACATTAAAATAACTCACCCAAATTTGCTTTGCTAATTGCAAAGCTGTCATAACATCAGGTGCACTTATTTTAAAATCACAATTTTTATTGGCCCTTGCATTACGTCCAGCTGGATTGCAACATTGAAAAACTAGCAATGCTGGATTAGTCACAGTTGCTTTAATTCTGTTATCAGTAACAGAAGATATATCAATGTTTGATCCCATAGTAATTCCAAAAGGAGTAATTTTACAAATTTGTCTTCCAACCATTGGTGCATTAGATGCAATATTACAATCACATTTAATGGGAAGCAAGATTTTTTTACTTGCATCAGGCATTTTGGGATAACATGCAACTTGAAAAGCCATCATTTGTTTAAAAGCAGTTTCTGCTTTTGTCCCCTCAGTGTAAAAGACTCCACATGATTGGCCACAATGCATGCCACACATAGTGTTTGAATCATAAAAGCAACTTCTGGCATCAGAATTTTTAATTTGGACAATTTGTTTTCCCCATTTATTGATAATCTTAGCATTTTTATTATCATTAACTGCTCGTTGGCCATTTTCACTTGCTACATCCATTTCTATCACCTGCTCTTTTGCAACCATAGGCAGACCATGCAAACATTTTAATCCATCACCTTCAGTACATCCATGTTTCCACCCAACACATCCAGTAGGATTCCATTTTGGAGTGCTTAAATTACAGGATTTTATAACAAATCCAAATAAAAATCTGCCAATCATTGAGGCAAATGTTTTGTTAGTAGTGTAACTTAAAGTTACATGCTTTTTTTTATCATTAATCCAAGCTTGGGCCAATTTTTTAAAACATTCATAAGTACCAGCATCAGCTAGCATGGTAAGATTTTTAATATCCACTTTTAGTGGAGTCATCATTTGAACAGCTTTTTCCATAGCTTGTTGCCAATTTACTTCACCCAACTCCTCAGCAGAGGGCAGTATTGGCATTTGAGGATCAGGAACATTAATTTTAGGCCTTTTAGGTGGCTGTATAAGCAGTTGGGAATCTTCAATATCGGAGTCTTCAATTATAAGTCTGCGACGAGGAATTGTCTTTGGTTTTACTCCATGTTCATAATCTTCGTCGCCGCTGCTTGCATACATTTCAGCAAGGTTTTGTGCACTCATTTTTTTCCTCCTAGATGGCAGAGGATCAAAGCTCACAGTCAATTGATGTGAAAGATGCAGCGGCGACAGAAGAACCTATTTCTACTGATACTTTTGAAGAACATGCCTATTTAAAAGATGATATGCTGATTTCTCATATAAAAAGACAAAGTACTATTTTGTCTGAATCTTTAAAAAATAGTTCTTATTTGCCTATTTCTATTGCTGAACTTAGTTTACTATATGAAAAAAATTTGTTTTCTCCTGACACTGTTCCAAAAAAACAAGAAAATGGAACTTGTGAAAATAACCCAAGACTTAATTTTTACCCAACTTTTGCTGTGCCAGAAGTTTTAGCTTCTTATTATATATTTTTTCAAAATTTTAAAATTCCAATATCATGCAAAGCAAATAGAGCAAAAGCAGATAAAATGCTTCAATTAAAACATGGAGATTGCTTACCTGGATGTCCTTCACTGGAATCAATTCCTCGAATTTTTGAGGGACTTGGACAGGATGAAATTCCTGCTTCAAAGTCTCTGGAAAAAAGTGATAGTGTATTAATAGAACTTGAAAATGACAACCCAAGAATTTCAATGATAAAAAGATCTACATCTTTAACTCATTTTGCTTATCCTGCTGTTTCATTGCCTCCTAAAATTATGGAAAGTGTTATGAATAGTTTATTAATAAAAAGACAGCGCCCTCAAACGGACAATGAAGAAAATACCCCTTTTCATGCAGTGTCAAATGAAGAATTAGCTCAATGGTTAAATTTAAATGATCTAGATCTTAGTAAAATTGAAGATAAAAGAAAAACTATGATGGCAGTAGTGTTAGTAACACTTAACTTAAATTGTATACACAAATTTTTTGCAAATCCAACAATTATAAAAAAACTTGAAGAAAACCTACACTATATGTTTAGACATGGATATGTTAAGCAAGCTTGTAAAGTTTCAAAGGTAGAACTTCCTAATATTATTTCCCACACTGGAATTTTACATGAAAATAGACTTTCTCAAAGTGTTTTACACAATACTTTAAAAGGAGAAGTTAGAAGAGATTACATTCGCGACACAATTTTTTTATTTTTGATTTATACTTGGCAAACTGCTATGGGAGTGTGGCAACAATTTTTGGAAGAAGCTAATCTTAAACAACTTGAAAGAATTCTACAAAAACAAAAAAAATCTTTATGGTGTGGGTTTGATGAAGTAACAATTTCAGAAGAATTAACAAATATAGTTTTTCCTGACAAACTTTTAAAAACTTTACAAGAAGGGCTTCCAGATTTTGTAAGCCAATCCATGATGCATAATTATAGATCTTTTATTTTGGAAAGATCTGGCATAATTCCTGCTTTGTGCAATGCTTTGGTCACTGATTTTATTCCTTTAAGTTATAAAGAATGTCCTCCACCGTTATGGGTATATACTTATTTTTTAAATTTAGCTAATTATCTAATGTATCATTCAGATGTTGCATATGATGTTACTGGTGATGGTCTTTTAGATTGTCATTGCAGATGTAATTTATGCACTCCCCATAGATCTATGATGTTTAACTTGCCTCTTTTAAATGAAATGCAAACTATTGGTGCATTTGAATTTCAAGGTCCTTCAGTTAATGGACAACCGGGAAAAAGCTTAAAGCTAACTCCTGGATTATGGACCTCAGCTTACTTAAGAAAATTTGAAGAAAAAGATTATTATCCCTTTAAAATTAATTTTTTTGAAGAACAAAAAAATAAACCTAAGGCTGAACTTACAGCTTGTGTCATCACGCAAGCCACTCTAATTAACCAATTACAAGAAATAAAAAAATCTCGTGAAGATTTCTTACTAAAAAACGGTAGTGGGGTTTATTTGGACCCTCATACAGGAGAGCGGCTTTCCGGAGACACAACCACTGTGAACAATGAAAGCTCAAGACAAGGCCCCAAAACCTCAAGAAAACATGGAGGTAGAAACCATAAGTTCTGCTGATGAGAACAGCCAAAGCAGCGAAGCCAGCCTAGATGCTAATTATTCTCAATCAGAAGAGTCTCAACCAAAACCTAATAGATGGGATATGGCTCCTGGCGGTAAGAAAAAATATAAAAGCTGGAGGGAACTTAAAAGTGAAATTTTGACCTGCTTGCATGAAACCAATTGTGATGTGGGATTTACCCGTCGCTATATTCTTATGCATCATGGAGTGGCTTTGCCCAAGAATATAATTTACTACTATGCCTCTTGCTACAGAAAAATTCAAAAAACATCAGAATCAGAATGAAGACTCTATGATAACTCAACAACTAAGAGAAAGTATTTTTCCCACCCTTTATGCTATTTTTCAACAAAGTAGAGGAAAAACTACCTGCCTTAAAGTCAAAAATCGAAGTTTAAGATCTCTTACCCGCAGCTGCCTTTATCACAAAAAGGAGCAGCAGCTCAGAAGAACCCAACAGGACGCAGAACTTCTTCTTCAGAAGTACTGCACTAGAACCAGAGCCGCGCTTAAATAATGAGCAAGGATATACCCACCCCCTACGTGTGGTCCTACCAACCACAAATTGGAACTGCAGCTGGAGCTTCTCAAGATTATTCAACTAAAATGAATTGGCTAAGTGCCGGAAATTCCATGATAAGATCAGTTAACAGAATTCGCAATCAAAGAAATGAAATATTGCTTAAACAAGCAATGATAACGGAAACACCAAGAAATGTTGCCAACCCGCCAATATGGCCTGCTGAGGCACTTCATCAACCATTCAAATTACCAACGGAATTTCCTTTGCCGCGCAATGGCCCACTTGAGCACATGATGTCAAATAATGGAATGCAATTGGCTGGGGGAAAAGCTTATAATCTAGTGGGATGTGGAGTTCAACTACCAGAATCTTATGCACCTTTGTCTGTGCGGTCAGACGGCATTTTTCAACTTGGAGGCGGATCAAGAGGACATATAAATCCTCAACATCAGTGGATTTTGCTTCAATCTGGATCTAACAAACCACGCTCTGGCGGTCTTGGATCTGCTCAATTTGTGGAAGAATTTGTTCCCACGGTATATTATAATCCTTATTCTGGACCCCCAACTAATTATCCTGAACAATTTATATATAATTATGATGTTGTTGAAGATCGAGTAGCCAACTATGACTGATATTATTATGGAAATTGCATCTGCTGAAACCGCGCGCATGGATGATGTGGCGGAACAACAAAGATTATTAGAAGAAGCTAACAAAAATATTCATTTTAAAAAAATGGACGAATTACAAAAACTGCAAAATAATCATCGATGTGAAAAAGGAAGCTTTTGTGGAGTTAAGCAAGCGGTTTTTGACTGGTATCATGTGGAAAATGATCATTGCTTAAAATTTCATGTGGGTTCTACAAAAAGATCTACAATTATAGATAATGTAAAATGTCTAATTAAATACAAAATAATGGATTATGGATATGCTGGAAAATTTATTTGTGGATGTACCAATCAAGATTGCTGTCCTGATTTTATTCAAAATATTTGTAAAATAGATTCTTTAAGATAAATAAAAAGTTATACTTACCTTAACTGTGTCTGAATTTCTTTTATGCGTTGATTCCCAAAAATTTCCACCCAATTTCCTTCTTCAAAACTTTGATAATTTAAATTATACTTAATAGCAAATTTTCTAAAATCTTTAAATGTAATTTTATGTTTCAGCATATGCCCATTATATAACAAAATCATGGCGAAGAGAAAAGCAGAAGATATCAACCTCGTCTATCCTTTTTCAGCAAAAAGAATTACTATAATTCCCCCTTTTTATAGTATAAATGGATTTACAGATGAGGGAGGAGAATTGATGCTTAAAACAGCTCAACCATTGGATTTTACAAAAGATGGAAAGCTTCAAATAAAAATGGGCGTAGGACTTACTTTAGGAGCTGATGGTTCGCTTCAAGCTCCAGGAGACAGCAATGTAACTGTTGCCCCACCTTTACAAAATATAAAGGGAAATGTGTCAGTTAAATTGGGGGAAGGAACTATTATGAAAGATGATGCTTTAAGTGTTGATGTCCAATCTCCCTTACAAATTTATAATTCAAAAGTTGGATTAAAAACAGATGATAGTTTAGAAGTAAAAGAAAATAAACTTTGTGTAAGTTTAGACAGTCCCTTACAACTAACAGAAAATGGTATTTCTATTAAAACAGGAAAGGGATTAACTATATCTGATAATAGTTTACAAGCAGACCCTTATGTTGGTGTTAGGCCGCTATATACAAGTGGAAATCAAATTTACTTAAATTATGGCCAAGGATTATTTTTACAAGATGAAAAAATTGAGGTTAAAACAGCTGACCCTATTTCATTGGATCCAACTAAGGGTATTACTTTAAAAATAGGAAATGGGTTACAAATTAATAATCAGGGTGCAATAGAAGCATCCGCAAGTAATTTAAATATTAAAGAACCTCTTATAGTGGAAAATGGGAAAGTAACACTGGATACTGCATATCCTTTATATATAAAAGATGGAAAACTAAGTTTTAAACCAGGAAGAGGGGTTAAAATTGTAGGGGACTCACTTGAATTAAAAATAGGATTTGGTTTAGGTTTTGATTATTCTGGTCTGGTGTTAAAAATGGCAGCGCCATTATATGCAGATGCTTATGGCCTTCATGTAAGAACAGGGCCTGGAGTAGAAATTAATAGTAATTACATCCAAGCTGCTTGTGAATCCCCTATTACCTTAAATGCTAAAGGAAAAATTGCTTTAAGTTATGGAAGTGGGTTAGATATTAATGCTACTAATCAACTTATTATTAAAAAAAGCTCAGGACTTGCTTTTGAAAATAATGCTTTAACATTGGATTTAGGATTAGGTATGGAATTTGAAGGAAATACTATTCAACCTAAGTTAGGTTTTGGTTTACTTTTTGATAAAGAAAATAAATTATCTACTAAAGACTGTGGATTTTGGACAGGTCCCATTCCCAAACCAAATGTATGGGGAAATCAGGGTATTTTTAATATAAGTCTCACTAGATTAGGACCTAGTGTGTTTGGAAATTTACAAATTACTGGAATTGAAAGCAAAAAAATGATAACTGGAGAAGATGAAGTTTTAAGTATTGCATTATATTTTGACCAAAATGGAGAACTATGTGAAAATAGTGATCTTAAAACTGCTGATTGGGGGTGTAAGGAAGGCAATCAAGTAACCTCTAACAAATCCAACCCCACTCATAATAAATTATTTATGATGCCCAATTCCAAAGCTTATCCGCCCACGTCCAAACCTGCTTTAACTAATAGAATTTTTTTACCCACTAGTGTATATGATGAAAAAGATGAATTTAAAACAATTATGTGTAAAATAGGGTTAAATCAGGTACCTGCAAATGCTAATAAAGAAAAATATGGTCTTTTTATTACATGGGGACCTTTTTTTAAAACACCTGTTGAATTTAGAACTGGAGTTGTAACCTTTAGTTATTTGGCCGAGGAAATTGAATCTGAATAAATCACACCAATTTTAATAAAATTTATTTTTTATTAATCAAGCTTGCGTATTACAATTCTTCCGCCATCAGAATTTTTTATTACACTAATACTGCCATTATCATTAATAACAGGTTTTTCATCAACAAAAATGTAAATGTCAGACCCAATCATAGTACCTTTAAATGTAATGTTTAAATACTTATGTAAATATCCACAATTAGCGATGTCTATAAATTTATCAGGAATATCCTTTTGACACACTGTGAAAGCTTCATAATCCTGCAAATTATTGAGGAAAATCATCAAATGTAAAATAGCAATTTTTAAACATTAATTTTTCTAACAGTCTACAACGTTTAATTTCATGATATTTATCATCTCTAAAGTAAGACCTATGAAGCCATTTCATGTGACTTAAAAGCTTAAGCATAATTTTTTTAGTGTTTCGCATACAACTACAGGCAGCAATTTCTGTTAAAGATACACATGAGGTGCACAGTAATATAACTTTACATGTTGTGCTGTTAAAATAATGATTAGTGTCTCTAAAAAAAACTTCATATATGTCCTTAGATCTTTGGTCTTGCGAAAGCAGCTGAATGTAGATTAAATGCTTGCCTCTAAAAAATATACTTCCTTCATATCTAATGATTTCAGTAGGCACAGCTGTGTTAACATAGCGTCTATAGAAAGGAAATTTTAAATTGTAATTAGATCCAATGATTATATCCTCAAGTAAATGCTTTTTGATAGCAGCGCCAGCAAGACATTGTAATGATCCCTTTTTATCGCAGTGGCAGTGAACATGCCAAGATTCAAAACCAGATACTCTCCATTTAACATAGCAATCAGTTCCACAGCATTTCCAGCAGAGGTCTAGCAGGTGACTATATAGATGAAGCTCAAATTTTTCTAAGATTAATTTCCAAGGCACAGGCAAACCATAATTAACCCAAAAACAAGCAGCAGATGGTAAGCTTGTTACCTCGGCCACAATGTGGCTATCTCCAACACAGGTATCCATTCCTAGGGAAGTGCAAGAGCAAAATTAACACGTTGAACTGTTGGTTCTGGTTCTATGGCCCCTTCTGGAGATTCTTTTAAATTTGATTGATTTGGATGATTTTCAGCACCGCGGCTTCTTTTTAAGCCAGAGCGCGAAAACATGGCTTGAGTTTTTAGTTGTTGAACATAAGATCGGGTGTCAGCATTAATTTTACTCCACTTTCGAACAGCCTCCTTTATTTCTTCCACTTTCTCGGGAGTAAATTCAGCCAACTTCAAATTGAAGAATTCAATTACTTTGACTTTAGTTTGGTAAACAGCAGCTCGCTGTAGGTTGAAAGAAAATACTCTGCATTGAACCTCATCCATGAGTTCAAGCAGTTCATCGCATTGATCGTGAATCTCAAGAAGGATTTTGAAAGTGATTTTATCACTGAAATACAACATGACTTACTTCAGGGCAAAGAGATTGTTCAGTGGAGTAATCACCAGGTCTTGAGCAATGGTGTCAGAGTTGTAACCAAATCCACAAGAACCAGCTGTTAATCTAAAAAAGGACAAAAGAGATCTCTTAGCCAAAGATGCAAACGCAGCCGGATGAGCAGATTCCTCAGCATCATTAAATCGATGATCACAGGCGGCCATGGACAAAATGTAGACCAGATGCTTTTTATTGGAGCGCACTAAAGTAAGGCCCACATAACCATTTGCTCTTCTGAAATTTTCCTCCAAATAGCGGTAAGTATGTAAGTACAGTTCAGTTTCAACTGATTTTAGGCCAATAGCATAAGTATCATGCTGCATAAACTTCAGGATTTCTCCCTGAATTTCCACTTTCCAAAGCAAACAGCAATTCATTTTTGTAGGCCTAGTGATTAAGAGCACAGAATTAAAAAATAAATCTAAAAAATAAAAACTTTTTCCCCACCAAGTATAAAGAAAAAAGACTTACCAAAAAACTAGCAAAGTCCAGCACAGAATGCAAAGCGTCAAGTAATTCCAAGATAGGTGTAGCAGCCTGATTCTCTCCGCAGAAAGAATACTGAGAGCAAAATCTGACTTGCTTTTATACAGGGCATCTGAAAAAAAACAGCAGTTAGTGGAAAAGCACTGGAATGTAAAAAATATTGCATAAACAGCAGCTGAAAGTCATTAAAAAAAGCCCGGGAAAATATTATCTTTTTTGACCAAGTGCCAAGAATGTGAAAAGCCATAAAAAGTGCTGATTGCAAAATGTTCTCAAACACTGCAAGATGGAGCCCGGAAGGGTAAAGTCTCTGTGTTTAAAGGAAAACGGCACCTTTTTAGAATTAAATGAGTTTTTATTTTTATATGGCCCTGAAAAAAGAGACGTCTGTGACTGCGAGTACTGCAGCGAGCTGTATGTGCACCCAAAAATTATTTTCAAAAACTACCACGCAGTCAAAAAAATCACCCGCCTAGTGGAAGGAGAAGAAGGAGGATTTGGACACCAGAACACCTTCTACGCGCCAAAACTGGACCCCATGTGCATCCCAGAATTCAGAGTGTATGGGCAAAAGCTGAGCGAAACGCCCGCAGTGAAAAGGGCAGCTCTAATCAGAAAAATGCCTTACCTCAAAAAGCGGCGAGAAATCCAGCTGGCGGAACAGAAGGCGGAAATTGACCGAGGAAAATCGGGGTACTGCTGCTGTGAGAAATGCGAAAGCCAAAAAGGGGAAAACTGAAAAAGCGGGGAAAGCACAAAAAGGGGAAAAAGCGCAAAAAGTTCAGATCAGGTCAAAAATCCGGTCCCACACAAAAACGGCGCGAAAACAGAGGAAATGACATAAAGGACATGACGCAAAATCAAAGGGCTTGCCAAGTTCCGTGGAAAATTCCCAGGGTCAAAATGGCCGACAGCGGAAATCAAAAAACGTCACTTCCCTTCCCACACTCCACCCCACCCCACCCCTCCCACTCAAAAAACACGCCTCTTTTGGCGCCAAAATTTGTCCGGTGGTATATTGATGATG